TGACTAAGTACCCGGCGGAGACGCTTCTTTTGAAGCCTCTCCATAAGGCGATGTACGATCGCCTGTCCGAGTTACCTTGGTGTCTTCGAGGGGATGTCACGGCTGATGCGCTCGATCTTGCCGGCTTTAAGAAAGGGAGGGGGGCGTTGGTCTCTGGCGACTATAAGTCCGCCACTGACAACCTCCCGCTAGTCGTCGCAGAGGCGATTCTCGATGTGGCACTTGAGAATGCCACCAGGGTTCCGGAGTCAGTGCGCGTTAACGCGCGCGCCCTCCTTCGCCCGGCCGTTGTCGAGATGACCCTCTGCGGGCCTGTGGACTGCGGGGTCGTCGTCGCTGGGCAGCAGATGGGGAGCCTTCTTAGCTTTCCCCTTCTGTGCGCTCAGAATTACACAGCTTTCCGGTGGGCTCTGACGAGCTTTAGACCGGACGGGTTTCAGCGTTACCTTCCCGGTGACGTGCCTGTGTTAATCAACGGAGACGATATCCTCTTTCAAGTTTGTGACCCACGATTTTTCCGTGCGTGGGTCTCCACGGTTCGCCTAGTTGGGCTTGAGGTTGAGTTGTCGAAGACCAGCTTCGAGGACGATTTCGGTTCCTTGAACAGTACTCTTCTCCGATGGCGGGGGGGCTACCTTCGTGTAGTCCGGACCGTCAGGATGGGTATGTTGCGTTCATCCGATTTCGTCAATTCGCTCTCCTCCAACTTCCGAAACTTTGTCTCTGGGCTTGGATCTCTTTCGTATGAGGCAGCCTGGCAGTTCTTTTCTTGGCATCGTCCTGCGATCCTCCGAGCGGGTCGGACGCTTCGGCGTCTGGGCTTCTCGGGGGCTCTCGCATGGCGGGTGGCCAATAAGATGGGCCTTCAGCGGGTTCCGCTGAGGGACGGTTTCGGTAACAGAGCCCTCCCCCCCGCGCCGACTTTCCACAACTTCGTCTTGACACGCGAAGAAGTGGAGTATGTGCCTAGCACATACGTCGACCGGGGTGGGCTTGAGGACTCTGTCCGCGAAATGATCTCCTGGAAGTGGTCGTTGTGTGGGTCGTACGATCGACGGGGGTCGGCCTTGAGTTACCTTGCTGCGCTTTCGCAGCCCGGCCTCAGTTGGTCTTCCTTGTCTTTCTTCGAGCACCGGTTTTCCGGGTCGAGGCTCACACAGCTTCCGAGGATGGAGATCGAGAAGGTTGCTTACTTCAGCGCACGCCCTTCGAGGGTCAAGTGCCTGCCTTTCATCCGCAAGGTTGAAAGATTGCCAGCGTACGCTGAAGTAGTCGGGGATGCCATTGAGAGTGGCCCCACCCTGTGCCAGTACGGTCTTCATAGACTCAGGCTGGCGGGTGATAAGGAGGCTCTCAAACAGTGGCACGGGTGATGGTTGGCGTCGGGCAGCAATGACGTGGATGATTGCAACGCCGACGGGAGCCGGATGTTCGATTCTCCGGAGTGGACCTAGACGGGTCCCAACGTGTGGACGGGGCTGGTTCGGGCGACCAAGGTCGGCCCGTTCCCCTGGAGTTAGGGGCACTGTGTGTTGGTTAACGGCGGCCGGCGGTTCAGGGATTGTAACAACCTCCGCCATAATACCAGACGCGCCGGTCTGCGGGAACCGTGTAAGACTATACGTAGCATCGGGC